CGGAACGGTGCTTGCCATCTCTGCAAGCGCTTTACCGGCTGTAGCCGCTTCCGTAATCACACTGGCATCGATTCCAGCGACTTCATTTGCGAAGTTACGCATGGCGCGACCAAAGGGAATAAGCTGTTCGCCGAATGCGTTCATGTCATTCTCTCCGGCAAAGAATCCAACGACACCGCCCGTATTGGGAAGCGTGTCAGCCATCTCTGCGAGAGTCTTGCCGGCAATTGCAGCATTGGAAACTGCTTCTCCATCAATACCGCTAATTTCATCAGAGAACTGTTTCATGGCTTTTCCGAACGGAACCATCTCTTCAGCAAAGCCGGAAAGTGAGCTTCCGCCGGTAAACCACGAGGTCAATCCATCCAAAATATTTGCGGCAGTCAGGATAAGAATCGTTTCTGCAAGAGCCTTAACGCCATCCAACATAGCCGGGTCTATAGAAGCAGCGCCGTCAAGGAACGGCTGAACATTGGTCATAAATCCGGAAAGATCGGAGCCAATTTGAGGGAATTGACTGGATACGCCGCTCATAAAGCCGCCGACAATACCGCCAACAAACTTGCCGATTGCCGTGCCAATTCCCTGAAGTAGATTTCCGCCTTCATTGATAAGCCAGTTCAAGCCCGGAATTTGTGCCAGGGCACCAACAGCAGCGAGCACAAGAGCAAGTTCAGCGATGACGGCACCCATACCGAGAACACCCAGCATTGCACCGGGAACCAGAGCAGCCACTGCACTCAAAGCCGCCATAATCGCTGCAAGCAGACCGATGCCGACAATTCCCTGAAGAAGTGTCTCGGTATCAATACCTTTAAGCGCATCCACAATGCCTGAGAAGAACGCCATCAGTACATCTACCGCAGCCTGAATCAGACCGGGGAGATTTTTGGCGACGCCCTCAAGTACAGCAATAAGGAATTGGAAAATAGAATCGACGATAGACGGGGTGTATTCTACCAACGCTTCAAGAACACCTGCGATAAGCTTCAGTGCTCCGTCAGCAATAGCGGGAACACACTCAACGAGCACATCCACCAGCATAAGAACAACTGCTTTGACTGCTTCGCCGATAGCTCCTGCACTATCTGCGATAACTTTGCAGAACTCAACGATTGCCTCACCGATCTTAGCCACGATAGCAGGAATGAGTGCTGCAACACCTGTAATAATAACAGTCAAGGAAGCAACAATGGCTGTGGCACCGGCAGTTCCAGCAGCCGCAAGAGCCGTCAAACCTACTGCCAAAGCAGACAAACCAGCACCAGCCAAAGCGAGTCCGGCACCAATGCCAACGACTGCTACTCCGATTAGTGCCAAGGAGCCGCTCAAAGCAAGAATAGAAGGAACCAATGGAGTGAGCACAGCACCTGCAACGCCGAGAACAGCAAATGCTCCGGCTAAGGTAACAAGACCCTTGACAATGGAACTCCAGCTCATAGCGCCGAGAATAGCCAATACAGGGGTGAGTACCAAAAGTGCACTCGCAGCAACAAGCAGAGCCGCAGAACCGGCAAGAGTACCTGTCATGGTATTTAACCCGATGGCAAGAATAGTCATTGCTCCGCCGAGAGTGATAAGACCCTTTGCTACCTGCTCCCAACTTAGATTCCCCATTTTCTCAAGGGCGGTTGAAAGAACGACAAGCGCCGCAGAAACAATTACCAAACCGGCACCAATACCAGCCATATTATTCGGCATGAATTTAACCGCCACGGTGATAGCGGCAAGTGCTCCCGCCATAGCAGTCAGACCACGAGCGATCTCACCCCACTGCATGGTTGAGAAATCCTTAACCGCAGAGGCAAGGATTTTCATAGCGGCGGCAATGGCGATTAACGCCACACCGGTAGAAATGACATTTTGAGCATTTCCGGTAAGTTTTGTGAATGCAGTGATCTCGGCAAGAAGAACAGCAATAGAAGCAAGCCCCTTACCGATGTCTTCCCATTTCATTTCGCCGAAATCTTTGCAGGCAGAGGCCAACACCTTGATTGCTGCTGAAAGAATTACAATACCTGTAGCCGTAGTAATGGATTTACCGCTGAATTTTGCGGTTCTCAGGAACAGAGAAACCTCGGCAAGCAATACACCAACGCCGACAAGACCTTTCGCAAGTTGGTTCCAGTCCAATTTAGCAAGTTGCTCACAAACAGAAGCAAGAATCTTGATTGCGGCTGCAAAGATCACCATTTGAGTAGCACCCTTGATGATGGTTTTACTGTTGGAACTCATAGCTTTGGCTGCGGCAACCATCATAGCCGTCAAACCTGCAACGCCAATCAGACCAGTAGTAAGCTGCTTTGCATCCAGATCAGCAATCTTTTTAAGTGCGCTCGCTAAAATCAGCACTGCCGTAGCAATTCCGAGCATAGCAGTTACACTCTTCATCACACCAGTTGCCTGACCGCTGATTTTGTTGAATACAGCCATCGAAGCAAGAAGTTCAGCGAATAGCACAGTGATTGCTCCAAGGGCTACATTCAGCTTTTCGCTGTCCACAAGACTAAGCGCAATCAAAGATGCAGTAAGAATAGCAATAGCAGACGCGATCTTCAGCAATGTACCAGCCTGCAACTGAGTCTGGTAAGCTTCAAAGCATCCTCGAACACTGTCAAGAATTCCGATAAAAGATTCCTTGAAACTGCCGATATCTTCAATAGCTTTTCGGAAGGTGCCGACAAACTTTGTGATACCGACAGCAATAGCACCGAACGAGATACCATTCAGCAGATCAGTAATTCCGCTGAAATTAGCTTCACCGAGATTCTTTGCTAAAGAACTGCCGAGTTCGCCAAGGATTTTAACGATGCCACTTCCGATTGTCTTAACGGCGTTCCACACAGCAGAGAGAAGCTGAACAAATTGGCAATTAGCAAGAGCTTCACCAATGACCTCAAAGGCGACGATAACCCCAGATTTCATCTCACCGGCTGCTTCTCCGACTTGAGTCATCCTCTCATGAATTCGCTCAAGCAGAGAATGAAACAATTCGAAATTGGCGGATTCGAATTTCTCTTTGATCTTGTTCTTCAGTGTGGATAAAGCTGTCATAATTGTCTGTATGACCGTAGCAATACCCTCACCGACTTTCTGGAATGCTCCGCTGGTTTTGATAAACTCATCAAACGCAACAATAGCATCGCCAATCCCGCCAGTGAAACCAAGAATTCCATCTCCGAGTGTTCCAAACCCGCCAAACAACGGTTTAATTGCCGTAAATATAGCAGAAAAGGCTTGTTTAATGATGTCCAAGATCGCAAACAAGCCTTTGAAAGTGGATTTTAGATTAGCTGAAGCTGTATCACTGAGCTTCAAATTTGCTGTGAATTTTCGCAAATTCTCAGTAATATCATAAAGCTGCTGGGCTGTGGTGGGAGGAAATATCTCACGGAATGCCTCATAGATCGGTTTGATAACACTCTGAACGCCTTCAAAAGCATTTTTAAGTGCCTCAATCAGTTTGGTTCTTCCGCCAAGATCTTTCCACCCTTGCAACATCTCATTGCGAGCATCCGCTTGGGCATCGATAAATCCACCGATAACCTGACTGAGTCCAGTCCAAAGTTCTTTGGCTTCCTCAAAATCACCAAACAGGATTTCCCATGTGTTTGCCCATCCGGAGCCTACGGCTTCTTTCAGAGTGTCCATCAACTGGGAGAATGTCTTAACATCCTGCGCTGCGGCAAATGCTTTTGCGCCGATTTCTGTTGTCTCATCGGCGTAATCACGAAGAGTGCTAACAAGAGCTTCTGTAGTCATCCACTGATCCTGCAAAGAATCATTGAAGCCATGTGTAGCATCGATGACATTACCCTTGACTGTTTTGTACATTCCGTCAGCAGTCTTGGTTAATGTACCGCAGGCAACAGCCGATTCAAGAAGCTGTGTCTTAAATTCAACAGTTGCCATGTTAGCGTTCTCAATAGATTTCCAGTCGATCAGCTTAACATAACCGGCAGACAAAGCCTGAGCAAAGTTATACATGGCACGGGACGCCTCATTTGCATTGGCACCGGAAACGGCGGCAACATTCGAGACACCCTGGATAGCCATAACTGCATCCTCAAGTCCTACGCCCGCATTGGTGAATTTACCGATGTTGGAAGTCATGTCCTGGAACGAGTAGATGGTCTTATCCGAGTAGGTGTTGAGTTCTTGGAGATATTTATTTACCTCTTCAAGAGAAGCACCCGTACTCATCATGATGGTCTGAATTGACCCCATCTTCAGCTCGTATTCTTCAAAACCCTGACTGATGGGCTCGATCGTCAAGGAATGGAGCATTTGCTTGCCTGTATTAACGACTGAGTTGGTGATATTTGCAAGGGCGGTTACAGCCATGACCTCCAATGCCGAGAATCGAGTCTTTACTGTTTCAACCGCAGAACCGAGCCCCGACATATCGACTTTCTTAGCAGCACTGTCAATGCTTTCAAGACCCTTTGTAGCTCCATCCATATCCAAACTCTTTTTTAATTTTTCAATGGTGGACAGACTGGTCTGAACATTGCTCTCAAACTGCTTATTGTCAAACCGCATTTCTACGACTCTTTCGTCGATAGTTTTACTCATAGCTTCGTAACCTCCTTCCATGCTTCATTTGCAATTTTGTCAAAAATAGGCTGGATAGCAGGATTGATATAATCTCGCCCCTGTACCCAGCCTCCGTTACGGGTTCCGTGACCATATTGCAGGATGATCGCGATCGGAACCCCATTTTGAATATTTGAGTTATAAAAGGTAATCTTTGCAGATCCATTTCGGTTTACAATTTCGTAATACCATGAACTGGCGGTCAAACCGGAATCGACAGGCGTTGCAGACGCAAGAGCGGCGACCCCTTCTCGGCCATACTTGTCGAGGTCTCCGAGATGGACCACTTCCTTTGCCCTCTCCAAAAAGCGTGTAACTTTAGAGAAGTCTCCCTTGTGACTGAACCTTATCATTCACGGACCTCCTTATTTAAGAAGCTGATTAACCCGATTCTGTATCACGGAAGGATCGTAACCAGCCACCTTCAGACGATTAGTTCTATCAGCGCCGTTACCCCACAACCCCTGAATCACTTCACGGGCAACCTGGTCAGTGCTTTTCTTGGCTGAAGATGCCGAAACCGCCGTCCCGCTTTTGGTTGTTACATAAGTATCGAATCCAGCAGCTTTCAGCCTTGCAGCCATTGCATCGGCATTCGCTTTCTTGCTGAAAGCACCGACCTGAATCTTGTAAAGGTTATCGACCTTGACCATGTAAGTATCGAAACCGGCGGCTTTTACTTTCTGAAGCATTGCGTCAGCATTTGCTTTATTGGCAAAAGCTCCAGTCTGAACCCGATAAAGCACCTGGTTATCGACCGGCTTATCATTTCCACCGGTAGAACCTCCGAGCTTCGCTGTAACTTTGGATGCAAGATCACCCATTCGAGCATACATCCAGTCACCCGGACAGCTCTTATTGGCAAACCAACGATGTACAGTCAGAACCATTTCATTGGAAGCAGGCTCATAGTTCAGAGTCTTTGTCTTATCACCGAGCCACAGCAACTTGGTCTTTCCATAACGCTTGCAAATGTCCGCACAAAGCTCGATCAGCTTGGCATACACAACATCATTGAATGCATAGGGGTGTATAGCATCGCTGGCGCACTCGATTGTAATCGCACGCTGGTCGTTAGCATTGGAAGAAGAACACCAGGAACGATTCTTCTCCTCCACATACATACCTACTCGACCGTCTACACCGATACCGTACTGACAAGAAGCCTGCCGGGAAGTCGGAGCAAAAATATTGCCCAGGGTTTCTACCGAGCACTGACCGACTACGCAATGAGGTGTAATACGGTCAACGGCATGAGTTCTCTGCCCGGAATGATTCGGGCTCAACTTGGTATAGGATACCAGAGGACTGTTACTCATTTTTTGTTTCCTCCTTCACGCTTTGAATCTGCTTCAACATCTGAATCACCTTGTCATAGCCAACCGTAGAGATCAAGAAGCCCAGATACATCAGAACAACGATCTCAACTCCGATCTTCATGGTGAAGACGGTGTCAGTCATGATAAGGTAAATTACACTGACAGCACAGGCGATCAGGACGGATAAAATAGCCGCAAGAACATTGGAAGAATACTTGACCTTCGTTCCATCAAGCAACTTCTTAATGCCCTCCACTGTCAGATTTGTGATAACAGATACGATCAACAGTGCTGTAGTCAAAAAACTGATAGGCATAACTAAACCTCCTCATAATTCGTATTTTCAGCAGACTCGCTTTCTTTGTTCAATCTCTCTTCTCTTTTTTCAAAGAAAGTTTCAAACAAGGCCTTCAGAAAATAGCCAACCATAACACCCACAATTGTGGTGGCGATAGTGCTGGAAAGAGACTCTGCAATTTGTACCTGCCCAATAAATGCAAGTACATAAGACAGTTGCAGATCGATCAATGCAATAACAAGAATCGCTGTAACTGCTTTTTTGGTATAAGTTTTCAGCCATGCTTTATAAGATGGCTTTTTATGGCAAACCTTCTTAAAAAAGCATTTTCGGCATCGTCTGTTCATTCAATCACCCCTTAGAACCAAAGCGTTTTCGATTGGCGGCATTGATGGCTGCATTCCGATTCCACATTTCACGCTTGCTTCTTCGCTTAGGTGGAGAATTCTTGACATTGCACACCCGTATGAGAGTCAACAGCCTATTCAAATGCCATTTTTGAAACTCTACAGGAATGTTATAAGAAACCATCCAGTAATAAATAAGCTCAGATGTAACCGTTTCCTTGTGACCTCTGGCTTGCTTATCTTCAATGAGACAAGTTGCAGTCATTGGTGCCTCGATATACGCATTGATGGCGGCATAGTTTTCAGCAGACAGCCGAGTATATACTTCGGGATCGATATTCTGGGTCAAAGTCATGCATCGTACATAATCAAGAATCTCCTCATCAGTTTTTTCTTGCTTACCGAGAAATGCCTTGTTCCATTTACTTTCCCATTTTGAAAGAGAGACTAAGGAATGCTCCAACTGCAAAGTCTGCTCTTTCTTGTAGATAAATTCCTCGTGAATTTCATCCCAAAACTCGGCAGCCGGCACAGTAATTTTCAGCATTCCTTAGTCCTCCGAGCTTTCTTTAATTAGATGCGATGGGTGCAGCCTGCTTATTGCCGTTAGCACGCATCACACGATTTACAAATTCGGATGCAGCACCGGCATCGGTGACGAGCTTTTCGAACAGTACCTCGTAAGCGGGAGTTTCCATAAAGCTTCTGGAAATCTCCTCGGACTTCATGAAGCGTCTGCCATCATCGCTCTTCTCACCATAAGCGGTCTTAATAAAGTTCTCGAAGAACTCCATAATAAGCGCACCATTCGGACTGGCAGCGATACTCTTAAGCTGAACATCGTAGCCACCTTTAGCGCTCGCCTGCATCTTTACGATTTCAGGCTTAGACAGGTCGAAGTAAAAATCTTCGGTTCTCTGAACACCGTTCAGATCGGTATAAGTGATAGTTTCCTTAGTCATTGAAATTTTCTCCTTTCAAAATAAAAAAGTTGGAGCCGCCAGCTTACCTGAATACGGCTCCATGATTTTAGAGATTAGCCCTCCGGATTCTGAGTCTTATCGAACAGTTCAATAATCTCATCGGGCAGAGGCAGGCGAGGCTCGACACCATCGTTACCGCCAGTGGTAGTCGGGTCCTTACCATACAGGATTTCTTCCAGCTGGGTCATGAACTCGGCACTGAACTTAGTGGAGTCAAAGGTCAGCGTAGCAGTCGGCTTCAGCTTCTTACCGTTGACCAGCTTGTTGATGGAGACAGGAGTAGTGCTGATCTCCCAGGACAGAGTAGCCGCCTCAGGGCTGTCGTTGACCGTACTGTAACCCTTCTCGGAAGGAGCAGCCAGACAGCCGTAGACCAGATGCAGCTTGTAGCCGTAATCGTTCAGATCGGTATCATTGCCCAGAATGGTGCGATATGCCAAACCGAAAGTCTTACGAGACTGCTGACCGGCATACATACCAGGCATGATCTCAACGGAACCATCACACTCGGCAAACTCATCGGGGTACATATATGCCTCGACAGTAGCGCCGAACTCCTCGTTAGAAACCAGGTTGACATACTTGATGTTGTCAGCATAAATCGGGGAAGCCTCGGCCCCGGAAGGACTCTCGGTAACGGCAGTCAGACCATTCCATGCGACGCCCTTGTTATAAACGCCGCCGGTCTGCATCGGATAGAGAACGCCATGGTCACAGCCGGTTTCGTACAGGCGCTCGCCAGTTTTATCCCAAATGATTTTGGACATAAAGATATTCCTCCTTATCAGAAATAGAGCGAGAAATTCCAGTGATTCAGATTCTCGCTTGCATAATATCGTTCAAATCGGCAGGTAGGTATAGAAACCACCTTACCGACAAGCTCACTATCCGGGTCAGAGTCAATAATAGTGACTGAATAGTGCCTGTGAGATGAATAAACCCCGTTATCGGCGTGCACATTTTCGATATCATCAAGTGCATAAACGATAGCGGGGTATTTCATTTTTACCGACTCAGGAGGTTGAAAATACACATTTCTGCTTTCAAGGATTTTTTCCAGGAAAGTTTGCAGATTAAGCCTGCTCGCCATTGTATACACCTCCCATAGTCAGTATAAGTCTTGGGTACTGAACTTCGACACTTGTGACTTTCCATTTAGCACCCATAAACTCAACATACCTCATCGAATGAAAATTCTCATTGGCAAATGGATCGGCTACGATACTGATCTCATTCGCAACATTGATGTTGTCGTTGAGTTGTTCCGCAGACTGAAGCCTACGGGTGTTACGGGTTAAATCACCATAGTACATACGCTCGATGATCTTCTCCGTCCAAACACCCGGCTTAGTCTCTTCCGTTACAGCATAGCCGATTACTCCATAAAATTTAGCCATTTTGAATTTTCACTCCTCGCTGAATTTAGCCGCCAATATTGGCAGTGACATCCTCTTCCAGAGCGATAGCAGACATGACACGAGTGTTGGCGCCGGAGCAACGAGTCTCCAACAGGCTCTTCTCCTGGTTGAAGTCAATATCGAAATCGGTGAAGTGAGTGATTTCGCCGCCCTTGGTAGCGCCCAGAGAATAATCAGCCAAGTTGACCATCAGACCCAGAAGCTTCTTGGTCTTGCTGTCCGTGGTAGTACGAGTCTTACCCTCGAACTGTTCGGCGGTGATGATCTGTCCAACATTCAGAGCTGCAGCCAGATCGCTGACCTTGTCATAAATGCGGCGTCCATTCAGGTCACGGGCAAGCAGCATGACATTGACCAGATGAGGCGTGCAGTAGAAGTCGGGAGTGCCGGAACCCTTATACTTCTCACGAGCATACAGCAGAGACTGAATCACGGCTTCTGCATAAATGTAATTCTCGCCGAAATTAGCGGAAGTGTTGGTACCCTGAAGCGTGCTCTTCATGCCGGCAATGTCGACATCAGCATGAATGGTGTACAGCTCGTCATCCAGCCAGATCGGGCGGATCTTATCCTCAGCGATCTTGCCGTCAGCACCGACCTCACGACCGTCACCGATCATGATAGCCGTAGCCAGTTCCTCGTTCAGGTTCATACGGTCAATACCATACAGGTACTGCACCACATCGAAGTCCTGAATATCGATGATGTCGTCACGATCAAGCTTACTCTTTACATACACGGTCTGAGGATCAGTCGTTCTGTGGAGCAGCTGAATATTGCCAACATAGCCCTTCTGGGCACCCTTCTTATAACCCTTGGCACGGAGAGCCTCGATGTTACGCAGATCAGCCTGGCGGGTACGGATACGGGAGATAGGGCTCTTATGAACCTTCTTCAGGACCTCGTTTACCCACCCCTGGTCAGTGGTAAGCAGTTCGGGAGCACCGGGACGAACATCCTTGTACTCGGGAAACAGGGTTTCAATACCGTCGATACCATGAGCCAGAACGCTGTCAGGATTCTGCTCTGCGTAGATGTCCATAGCAGTACGAAGACTGCCGACGCTGTTGGACTTGGCCATAGAAATGATGCTTGCCTGGTCAGCATGAGACAGAACCTCGGTCTTCTTCTGCTGATCGTTATCAAAGACATTGTGTTTCATTGTGTTATCCTCCTTATTGGATTCAGATTTGTTGTCGGAATCATCCTTGGATTCCTTTTCGGGTTCGCCTTCGAGAGCCTGTGCGATAAGCGCATACATGACATTCTGCTGCTTCTCGGACATGGAATCGATCACATCAGCAATCGTCTCTTCATTGTCCTTCTTCTCTTCCTTGTTTTCAGCAGGCTTGTCCTCTTTGGAATCCTTCTTCTTTTCCTCATCTTCTGGATCATCCTTAGACTCCGCAGAATGAGAAAGACAGAGAGGCATTCCAGTATAGATGATAGCTTCATCGTCGGACATTTCGCCGTGCTTCAGCATAGAATCAATAAATGCACCGGGGTTAGCGCCCTTATGCACCAGGCTCACCTCGCAAATACATCCATGCAGCACATCAGATCCAGCCTGCTGAAGCTGATTGGCGTAAATGGACAGAGCACAGATGTCACCGTGCTTAATAAGGACCTTCGCAATTTCACCATCAGCAGTATCATTGAGAAAGCCATAGGTGTAAACACCTTCCTCACGGTTCTCAAGCCATGCATGACCGAGAACATCGCGAGGACTGTTGTGCTGATGATTCCAGACCAGCGGGACTTTAATACCGTCGTTATTCTTAAAGGCGTCCCGACGAATTACTCGTCCATCAGAACACTTAAGGTCGTTTCGGGTTGCCCAGCCGCTGAAATCACAAGCCTCAGCCGAAAAAGGTCTACTCATTTTGAATTTCCTCCTTACTTTTTCGATTTTTGCTTAGAGATTTTGTCGTCCAAATCACTTGCTGAGTCTCCAATTGAATCAACTTCGGCAATAGGCATTTCTTCCGACTGCTGATTGGAACCGGACGGCGCACTCAGGTTCTTATTTCTGAGTTCATCTGCTCTCGGGTCCTCAGAGGGTTTCATACCGACTACCTGACGAATTTCATTCGAAGTCATGATTTCATTTCTTGTAAACTTGTCAGCAATTTCAGCAATATCATTGACAGGAACCAGTTTGAACGGGTCTCTGAAGAATGAAATTGACTGGTGTTGTGATCGGGCAGTTTTGGTCAGAAACTTTCGTTTCATCTCATCAACAATAGCGGAAATGATCGGCTCAATTGTCCGGTTGTTATAGTTCAGCATTGTCTTCTCGTCCGCTGTTCCATCCAAAATGCTCTGAGTGATCCCCAACTGGCTGTATAGCATACTCGTCAAGTATTCAATCTGGGACATTAGGTTGTTGTTCACGGAACGATTCAACTGTGTGATATGCTCAGTACCATCAGTGTAAGCGATACCATACTTTGAACCTGACAACTGGTTTTCTATATCTTTACGCCGATTTTCGGCCTGTTGACGCCTTGCTTCTGTCTTGATTACATAAGGAAGCTGAATAATTAAATCGAGTTTTCCAGATCCGCTTTGCTCATCAATGACATCAAGTAGGTTAAGTTTACGAATGAGCCGCTGCATAGTTGAGTTCGGCTCATTGATAACTGCGTACAGTGGATTTTCAATGATAGCCACTGCACTTTTCGGCACCACAATATCTTCTTTTCTTCCCGTTTGTTCATTGTACACACGAGCACGAATATACTGAGGATACCAGTCTAAAATCTGTCCGACACGCAGAGACTGTATATCATACGAACCGGACACATTTGGGTCAGTCGTGGTGTCGACCGGAACAATAGCCACGCTTCCTTCATCAAACATAGAGATAACTACATCCTGAACGAACGACCGTGCCGTCTGATCGACATTCGCTTCCAAAGTGAGGCAATTATTCAATCCGTCATCGATGACCGAAAGAAAACGCCCATTTTCATCCAACCGAACATGCTGAATATTCAGGGCCGCAACATCAAGCGCAATTCGGTTATAAACCGATGTGACGATTGATCTTTCATTACCTCTGGACATTCTTGGTCTGTCAGCTCGGTATGAGTAGCTCATACCTAAATCCCGGTAATTCGTTTGAACATTACCAGTAAACGCATTCCAAGCATGTTTCAGTCTGGAACCAAAAGACATCTCCATTTTGAATCATCACCTCCTTAAACCATATCAACATTTTTCTTCTTATAGGCAACTCGACCGGAAGCCCAGATACCATTCTTCAGCTGCTGCATATCATAACCTCTATCAGCCAGAGCCATATGCACGCCGACTTCACCTCGTTTTGCAACGAATTGAACGACACGCCCTGAAGGTGCGGTAACATTCTTGACGGACTCATTCATCAGTTCAGCCATCTTCCGATTATAGGAATTGATAGCCGAAGAACTGATCTTACCTTTCGATGTCACAGAAGAAGGATTTTTCAATAGTTGATTGGCATACTGATCGAGTTCTTTGGAAACATCTTTGCGGGCTTTAGATACAATTTTGTCGTGGTTTTTATGAGCCCAATTTGCGTCTTTCTTTTCCAAACGCTTTTGACCTGCGGCGGTCAAAGTTCCGTCTTTGTTCTGGAAACGGCGAACGCCCCATTTCTGACCAAGAATGCCGTGATGATACATCTCATCCAACTTGACCACCTCCTTATTCAAATGCGTCTCGATTTAGTTTATAAGCAATATAAGCATCCATCATTGCCGCAACAGCATCGATTTTCTGCTCGTATCGCTTCTTCAAAAGTTTACGGTTTCCGTTTGTATCTTCAAGGGTAATGCAGTTACCCATAGCGAAGGTCATAAGGTCCTCATCGAAGATAAGCATTCTTTCTTCAGAAAGCTTTTTCAGTTCTCCAAGTGGAACCGACTCGGTTTTAGCGCCTTGGATAACTTTCTCAATTCCAAACGGACCGTTTTCAGATTCCCATCTCGCTACAAATTCTTTTGCGTTATAAGGGTCAAACCCAAGACATCGAACATCATATCCACACTCCTGAATATGGTTATCCAAATCTTCATAGACATCCATCATGTTAAGTACAGCACCCTCTAAAACAATTAAACTGCCCTCCGCCATGAATTGATCGTATTTGATCCGCATAGCAGCAGGCAGCTTCATTAAAGTTGTAGAGGTAATATAATTTCGTGTCTTGATACCAAAAGAACCATTTGGCAGAGGAAACAAGAATGTAAATGCGCAGAAGTCATCGCCCTGCGATAAGTCTGCACCGAGAGAACAAGGCATCTGCCAGTAGTCCCTCTTTCGATGCGGAAGAGTTTCTTCATAAGTGAAGTAATAGGTATAGCCCTCCATAGGCAGCCCAAATCTCTTTGCAAGGATATCGTTTCGGGCAGCTGGAGCTTTTTCAGCTCGTTCAACATCAAGCTGATAAGTTTCATAGCTTACGGTTTTTC